TCTTGCAATAACCTTAATTTCATCTGCTCTCTTGCTAGTTTGTTGAGAGCTTGCCCTACTTCGCACATTTTTCCAACTCCTCTACTGTAGTTCCCCTAAGTCTTTTAGAATTTATGTATTTATTTTTGTCTGTGTCAGTAAGGTTCGTTATCCCTCTTTTTAATATTTTTACATACTCCCTTGCTCGCTTCGGATTAACTTCTTTCCAGTCAGTAAACATTCCCCTTATTTCTATTTTTGTTTTTTTCATTCTAATCCTTCTTTCCTCTTAATATAGTTGCATTTGGCATTTCGGACAGACATCTATCCATCCATCTTTTAAATCTAATTGTTCTCCACGTTTACTTTCCCAACCTTCACTTATTTTATAGTCCAACGCGTCTTGAAATGTCTCAAAGCCTGTTATTTCTTCTCCACATATATCACAGGCTAAAAAGTATTTTCCATATTCTATATCTACCATTATTTGTATTCTCCCTTCTAGATATTATAATTTCATCCTTAAATTGTAATTTAATTCTTAATTGGTTCTAATTTTCTTCTTCCTTCTGCTTGTCTAATGTAACCCAAGTGCTCTGGTTCTCTCCCTATCTCATACGCTATTTCCTTGTCGCTTAATCCCTGTCTCTCTAATTCTCTCACCAACTCTTTTTCTTCTTCTGTCCATAAAATTTGTATTTTTTTAGGAGTTGATTTTCTCTTTTTGACTAGTCTCCAATGCCTGTGCTCTACTGATGATTTAGTTCTTCCAAGTAGTTCAGCTATTTCTTTGTATGTTTTGCCGAGCTTTACATACATAATTAGTCTTGAATCTTCTTCTGCTGTCCACTTTTTAAACCTTTTTTCTCCCCATTTTTCAAGCTGCATCTTAATTACTTCATCTAACCAGTTTGGTTCGGGCAATAGTAGTCCTCTTTCCATTTTTGTGAAATTAATTTTATCTGTATGATTTTCTGCCCACTTCCAAAACTCTTCTACATCAATTCTCCAAAATTTACTATATTTTATTACTCGTTTTCTTGCTGGCATTTTAAGTTTTGCAATCCAATAATCTGTAACAGCATGATTATCAACTTTTAAAATATTTGCCAATTCGTTCGCTGTTACTTGTCCAGAATTTGATTTTGGATAAATACCCATTTTTCTTTCTGCATGTACTTCAATAGCATACGGAGTGCGTTTTAACTTCTTTGCTATTAATTTTATAGACCTTCTTCCGTACCATTGTGCCAGGTATTCTTCTTCTTCCACAGTCCAAGCCTTTTTTGCCCTAGTCAATTTACCCTCCCCTCTCATTCGTTGAAAATAATTCCGTACACTTTGTATTTTTTCGCAAATGTATCTCTGCCGATATTGTGACACTCTGTATGATGTTCCCGGCATAATGCAATCTTCTCATGCTTTGAATCATCATAAGTTCTTCTATCGTGCCCCATTCCGATCGCCTGCCAGTGATGCTTGTCCGCATCTTTTCCGCATATGCAGCATTTCTTATGTTTCAGGCACATATAGAGATATGCGTTTATATCATCCGTTCGATTGAGTCCACTCTCTTGCAAAGGAATATCCCACTGGAAACAAAACTCTATGAGATAATTAATATATAGTCTTGCTGTTGTCATGCTACAGTTTGATAATGAGAAATAATCCTCTCCGCTCTCGGCCATGAAGTAATATTTCATGATTTCTTTTAGTTCCTCCGGGGCATACCCGGTATGAAAAGCAATATCTCCAAGTGTTGCATATGCTTTCTTTCGCTGTTCTGCCGATATGGTCCGGCCATCGTCAAGCCTTAATTCCGCCTTAACTACTCCACCATTCCCGAATTTCTTCAAGTAATCTCCTATTGATTTTTTAGGAATAGTGACCAGTAATTCCGTTCCCTTGATTGTATGTTTGAAGTGAGTTATTTCGGCATATTCATGCATTCAACCACCTACTCTAATTTCTCTAAGATCACTTCTGCTCTTGGTGTGTCTGAATAGAACTTATCTATTGATACTCTTACAAGTTGCTTATCATCTTCGTAAGCTATATTATTAAGTGCATCAGCAATGGATTTTACGATATTGTCGCAGTCAGGTTTTTTTACTGGCCTTATTATGCCTTGAAGCATTTGCTCTTTTTTCTTTTTACTCGCTGTTTTCGGTATCTTGAAATATGCATTTATGTGCATAGTCAAAGGCTCTGTAAACATTGTTTGTCCGAACGTTGAGAAATAAATTTCCTGTACTAATGTTTCATAGTCCTTTGTCTTTTTCGGCGTGTATGCTATTCCTGTTTTTGTTACTCTCGGTCTTCCTTTCGCGACAGGTTCTCCAGGTATAGTGAACTTAATCATTTGATTCCCCCTTTGTTGCTTTTAGGACTTCCCTATGCCTTTTCAGCCATTCTGTTGTGAAAGCCAAGATGCTAAGACATCCTCCTGCTTCTCGGTATGCAAAGTAGTCTTTTTCTATTTCATCCAAAATTTCTTTTCTGTCCAAAATAATCCCCCCGTTGATTCTTTATCCTAGTAATTGACTTTTCATTGCTTCAATCACGTTTCCTACGCTCATATCATCTATAGTCTCTACTTTCTTTTCATATTGCTTTAAGTCGATTATCTGTGGTTTTGGTTTGTCTTGTTCAATCAATAATCTTTGATCTTCGTTTTGTGTTTGTAGTTGTTTAATATTGTTTTTTAATTCTAAGCTTAATACCCTGTCAGTTTGCTCTCTTTCTGCAATTTGATTGTATAGCCTAATAAACTGTCCTCTATCTACCCCAAGTTCTTCACTCATACATATTTCCTGATAATTCATAGCTTGTACCACTTTTCTTGCCAGTGGAGACATACTTTCTAATGCTTCCTCCGGCCTATATACTCCATAATTTCTTATAGCAGTCATTACTTCTCCCCAGGCAGTAGCCGCATCCATGATTTCAGGTGCTTTGACATCTGCGGCTGCTTTTCTTATGTCTGCTATAGTTGGAGGATAACTGCTTTCACTTACCAATTTCTTAACTGCTGTCTGTAGAAGCTGATAATCTAAGTCCTTAAGCATTTCATACCAAAAATCGAATTGTGCTTTATTCTCTATTCCGAATGTTCTATAGTTGCTTTTAAGTGCTGCCACAATAATTTTGAACTGATCCCTTGTTGTTCCTTCTTGCATATTTTCACCTACCAATCTGCCATTCTGTCAATTTGCTCTTGAAAATTGATTACTTTGTTAACCCCATTGCTATTATTTTGTTTTGATAACATTTTGCCCTGTATCTTATCCCAGTGTTTTCGTAATCCACTAGGAGATTGTATTTGCGCTTTCCAAAAATCATCATAGTCAAAGACGTAATCTATGATTGTTGCAAGCTCTTTTTTGGACCTCTTGTCTCTTTCTAAAATAAGCCTTATATCATTTGCCCATTTGTCCATGCTTTTAGGATTGTCTTTGGGTACCTTGCATTGAGGATTAAAACTCAATATTTTATTTTTGAGATATAAAGCTGCTTGGTAGTAAACACTATCAACATCATAACGAGGTTTTTCATCTGCAATTGGCGATTCTGTAGAATCGTCAACAAGCTTTTTATTATATTCTTTTTCATTCTTATCATTCTTTACATTCTTATCATTCTTGTTAATATTGTTCCCTTGTCGTTTCTTTCGTTGTCCCTTCGTCATTCTTTCGTCATTACCTTCATTGTTACTTTCGTAATTGGATGGAGTTTGATAAAGGTCGTAATTTACAACTGTTATAATTATTCCGTGTGTTACCTTCGTTGTTTCTATCATTGGTACGTTCGTTGTTACCTTCGTATTCCCTTCGTAAGAATTTCGTAACCATTCTAAAACTCCCCATATTTGTTTCTTAGTAGGTTTTTCTATTCTGTAACCAACTTTGTAACTCATAGCTTCCTGCATTTCAGGTATAGATGTAAATAATTGCCCTCTTTTTAAATTGCCATAGTCTTTATGTTGTGCATTTAAAAGAATCCAAGCCCAAATCTTAAAATATAAAGGTGGTTTCTTCATAATTTCATTATTTAATATTTTTCTGCTTAATAAAATGTAACCCCCAGGGATTAAAGGTTGCACTATTAATCCCTCCTTCATTCTTCAAAAGGTGTGCCTTCAAGTAAAGCTTTAGCTGCTGTTTCAATTTCCTTGCAAATCTTTTCATAATCGCTTACTTTAACTTCATCAGATTTCTTATAACCGTATTTACCAATAATTTTTTTGCATAAATCTGCGTCTCCGTTCGCAAGAGCATACATCCTTTTCGCTTGTGCTTTAGTGATTACTCCACTTGATGTATTATTGCCTTGTTTTTGTTGCTTATTTTCGTCTTTTCCGTGCGTATTAGTGCTATCACTATCTTTTGTATCATCAATGCAGAAAAGACCGTTTAAAGCGTATTTACGCGCGTATGATGATGTACTGCCAGTGACTTGAGACAAATCCATACCTTTTTTATTTTCATCTTCCCTTGCCAATGCTGATACAGAGATGCTTCGCCCATCCTCTGTATCAGTAAGAGTTGCAGTAGCCTTGATATAAAATCTATCTCCGATATTAATTACTTCATCCGAAATAGTTAATACTGTCTGTGTTTCTTTTAGAAGGGGTTTGACCCCCTCTAAAATATCCTCGCAACTCCTGTAGTTGTATTTTCCAAATGAATTATACTGATTTTTCGGTGCCTTGAGTTTGCTTTGGATGTTCATTAATTTTTCATGTATTCCCATTATTCTACCTCCACTTTGATTACTATTTTTTCGGGTTGTTCTTCTACCTTTATTCCTTCTAAAATTTCTCCATCTTCCGTAACTGCTTGTCCATTTACAATAGTTACAGATTTTTTTAATTTATTTTTATCTATCTCCTCCTTAATTTTTATCAAGTCATTCAACCCTGCTTGTTTCAAGGAATTTATAGCCTTCTCGTTATCATAAACCCATTTAGGTTGTTGTTTTCTACTGCTAACTTTCCCATATGGCGTACTGATTTTAAATTTAGGTTTTTTTTCTTTTTCTGCTACAAAGTATTCTTCTAAAAGACATTCAAAAAAACGTTTAGAGTTTGCTATTCTTTCTTTCTCAGATTTAAGCCATTCTTCAATTCTTTGGATTTCCTTTTTGGCTAGTTCTTCTTTTTCTTGTTGTTCCTTCTCTAATACTGCAAGTTTTTTAAGGCACCAGTTTGCACTCTCTAAACTATCAACTTTAAACCTTTGTTTTTCTATTTCCTCTGCAAGATTTCCTATCTCTTCTAGTTCATATTGTTCTAATGCGTTCATACTAGAATCCCATCCTTTCTTCTAATCGTTCATGAAGATAATAGTTTTCATCTTTTAATCGATCGTTTTCAACTTCAAGAGATGTTATTTTTTCTTCAAGCTCTTCATAAGTAGGCTCATCATATAATGCTTTGCTAAGCGCTTCATGTATCTTTATAAAATCTTTTTCAGTTCCGAAAATGTTTACATCTAGTCCTATATTAAGAACGAGTTTTTTTTGCCCCTCTATTTCATATTCCTTGATTTTTACTTTTTCATCTTCATCTCCAAACAAGTGAATATTAGAACTAACTTCCATGCAATTTCCTCCTTTGCATATTCCCCAATTCTTTTGTAAAATAGAAATAAGGTTATTTTCTAAAGGGCTTGTACTGTTTGGCGACGGACTAAGCCCTTTTTCTTATGTTTTTTATGATTTGATAGTCTACATACCCCCTTTCAGCGTTGATTCTTCGTTGCTTGTCCTGCCTTCGCTTGTCAATAATCATGTCAATCAAAACCCCTATTCCTGCTGTCGCTAGTCCGGCAGTGTAACCGATTAATAATAAATTCATAATATCCCCCTTACGCTTCTTGAAAGTTCATAATTAGTTGATTGTTGCACTCTTCTTCATCTACCGCTAAATCCCCCTTCATCGAATCCCCTCCTACTTATGCCTAATAATCTATATGCGAATTTTAGAATGTCCTATTTCAATCGCAACTAATTGAACGCTCTCACCACCTATAGAGGTAGGGGTCTTCTGACGACAAGGTAGATAAAATTGCATTTGATTTAACTTGTTAGCAGTTTGCCAACTTCTTCATCAAAAAAAATATCATGCATAGTTATTTTTGGAATCTTTTTTTGTATTAATTTAGTGATTTTAATCATTTCTGTTTTTGTAAATTCACTTTTACCGTTTTCTTTATGGCTATAAGTTACAGGGCTGCATCCTAATTCCCTCCTCACATCTTCTTGAGTTAATCCTGCTAATTTACGATATGCAGCTAATTTATTCATACTTTAATCACCTCTTTCATATAATAGTAAGTTAGCATATTGCTAACCGCTTAATTCTATTATAGTATCCAAAATGCCAACAGTCAATATTATTTTTTAATTTTATTTAAAAAAATATACATCTTGCTAACAAATATTTTAAATGTAGACAATAAAAAAAGAGTACATAATTTTGTACTCTTTTTTTATCTGTTTCATGTTCATGGCTTTTGATGTATTCTGTTATCTTTATACAACTTCAAAGCTTCATCGATGATCCTGCCCTGCGGTATATTGGTTTCTTTTGAATATTCTTCTAGCCATTCGACTAACCCTTTGTCTATGCTCAAACTTTTAACTTTTCTATTCTTCAAGTCTTTAACTGCCATAATAACCCTCCTGTTCTATATAATTAATTATTAGACATCACTGTCGGCATTTTCAATAAATAAGCCGCTAAAAGCGGCTTAGGAAGAGGATGTCATACCCTCTTCTTACTGCGTTCCATTTACACCAAATGGAACTTGCAGTGGGGATTTGCGTATGTATAGGCATATATCTCAATATACCATAAGGGGTTTTGTTCCCGAGGATGTCATAATCACCACACTTCAGTGGATTATATGCCCCTAGTTTTTTCAGGTAGCGATGCTGCAACACATCGCTAAAAACGGTGTAATCTGTTTTTACTCTTATTAATTTTCTTCTCATGATACCAACCTCCATATTATTTATTTTCTGTTACGGTTGGCAACTTAAACAAGCTGCCAACCTGTTTCAGCCACAACGGATATAATCTTTCCGTTCGGCAGTTCTTTCTTTTCTCGTTTATCGTTATGAAACACAAGAACTTGTGTTCCATAACCGATAAGAAGCCCATTTGCATTTTCGCAGTTGATGATGTCTGCGAAACCTGCAATATACGCCAGCTCCTTCATCAAGAAAGGAACCGGACTCGCGAACACTATTGTGTTCTCTTTGAGTTCCCTAACCACTTGACGTTGTTCGTCAAGTGTCAATCCTTCCGCTGGGATTTTATAGAATTCCCAGCTTGGAAACCTTTGGTCTAAAATTTCCCTTTGTTGTGGGAACAAGGAATGTTGTTCGTTAATGATTACATATACTTTACTCATAATGAATCCTCCTTTAACATTTCTGTTTAGATTTTAGATTAGAGAGGAATTCCTCTCTAATCTTCTAACTTCTCAACGATAATGACGCTTTTATCATAGCAATATCCATATTGAGAGTAGTATTCACTCTCTTGATAGTTTTCAAATGGAATGTCGCTTAAATCAATATCTTCAAAATAGAATTCTGTGTTTTCGTCAATTACTTTAAAAATAATATAATCGTCAGCTTTCTTTAAGATTTCATATTTTTTATTTTTCATAATGTCCTCCTTCTTTTTCCGATTTTTATGGATAATCGGGAACCAAATTTTAATTTAAAAGCCAAGCTCTTTCGCAAGAGCTAAAGCTTCTTTAACTGTCATTACGCTTCTTCTTGCAAGTTCAAAAGCTACTCGGTTTCTAGTTTCATCATCATCTGTAATAACGATGTTTACTTTTTTGTATTGAACTGCTTTGCCGGAGATACGAACTAATTTTGCGTTTCGTTCTTTTCTCCAGTCTTTTTGAGTAGAAGCTTTTGCTTCTGCCCAAGCTATTTGAAGGCAGATAGCAAAAACTGCTTTCATATTTGTATCACTGTTTGTTCTATAGATTTCCCATGCCCTTTTCATGATATTTTGTGTGTTATATTTTTTCATTTTTACTATCTCCCTTCAAATTTGTTTTTCTTTATGGTTTAATTATATCACGTTGCAGAACGTTCTACAACGTATAATTTGCACAAACTTCAATTTATTATTTTATATATTTTGCACAAAAAAAAAGGGTACTGCTCAATCGAACAGTACCCTTTTTTATTCGTCCTTATTCTCTCTATTTGCATCAACAAATCCTTCAGCTAATATGTAAGCGATCAGAGTTGCTCCTGACATAATTATCGAAGTCACTTGCTCTATCTCCGCATCTGCAACATTAAAAGCATAGAGTAAAGCAGATACAAAGCCGACTACTGCAACCCAGAACTTCCGACTAGATAGTTTTTGTTTCCAATCAATATTCTTCATTTTGAAATAACACCACCTTACTCGCATTATCCCATCCAACTTTGAATCCAAGCGCCTCTCCTACGTCTCGAATAGGCACTTCATATTGCCCTATTTTAATGAAATTAGTTCCATTTTTAATGCCTCCCGGTACTTCTCTTATCTGATTGTTTATCTTAACTTTAATCGTGCTTTTATTGCTGTTCCCGGACATTCTGGATAATACCTCCTTCTTGAACTTCTTCCACTCTGCAGGATTGTTCACAAACCATTTGTGACAATCTTTCCCGGTTATATCATAGTGTCTATATAAATCTGACATAGGATCCAGTTTATATACCATGCAAAGGTCTTTACAGAGTTCAACCAAGGAGTCATATGTTTCATTTGTCATTTTACCGTTCCAATCGGTATGAGTACATTCAATGCCCAATGTCGTAGCATTAGGATAGCTTCCTAATGTCTTGACTGCTGAAGCTTTATAGCTGTTTGCCCCTACATGATACGCCATTTCGGATGAAGGAATACACTGCAAAACTGAACCGTTTAAATCAATTATATAGTGAGCTGAGCCGTATCCGGATTTTCCGTTTTTCCGGTTTTCAAAAAAGTTCCTATTGGCTTTTGCCGAGGTGTTTGGATTGGCCACCCAGTGAACGACAATCCCCTTTATTCCTTTTAATTTGGTGCCTGGTCGACTATATTCATTAATTGTTAGTAAATCTTGTATAAGATCCATTCTACATACCCCCAAATACTTTTATCCCAGCTATGATAATTGCTCCTACAACGGTTGTAATTACTGCCCACACAAGGTTGTTAGGCCTGTTTTCAATTACTTCTAATCGTGCGTCTAACTTAGTTATAGCTTTGTCTATGTTAGCATTCATTTCTTTTATGCTGTCCTTAATTTCAGCAAGCATTTTGAAAATCGTTTTAATTTGCTCATTGCTGACTGCTGTTCTATTTTCTAGTTCAGTTATTCTTTTTTCATATTCCTTGTCATTGCTTTCTAAGGCGTCCACTCTTCTCGCCAATTCTTTACTGTATACGCAATTCTTGCAATCATCTCCCATATCCTTACCTTCTTTCTTTCAAAAAAATTAGCACGGAACGGCTCCGTGCTACTCAATTTCGTTAAACTGACGCTTAAAATGTATTACTTTATATCGCATTATTATCCTTTGTGCTGTATGGTTCGCCTGTTATCTGTTCGTATTCTTCTGCCGTAATAACTTTACCTACAACATTATAAACTCGCTTTTTACTCCATAATCCTTCCTCATAATAAAACTTAACTTTATCAAACCAACTCATAGCTTCACCTCCGACAATATGGCAAGATAATCAATATCTGCTCGCAATCTTAGGTTATCTGTTGACTCTTGCCTTTGCTTTTCCTGTAAATAAGCCTGTTCACCTTTGCTGAATACTTCTAGTGCTTCATCGTATGAATTAAACTCTAATCCGTTAAACCATTCATTTTCCGTTTGGTCTATTGTTTCTGTTGTAAAGTCAATGTTCTTGGCGGTTAGCTTTTGCTCAACTTCGTTCTTATGTTCCTCTGAAATACAGTATTCAATCATCACTTCTTCATTTTCAGTGTAGGTTACTTTGTATCTGTATAGCTCGACTTTTTTTCCTAACATTCTAAACATAGTACCCCTCCTTATGGTAAATTATTGCCACTATCGTATTTATTACCCCAAGCACTATTGCCTGTACCACCACCGATTACTACCGCCTTACCCATGCAATTGTTCGAGGATATGAGATTATAGTTGTTGGATGAGCCGTTCAACAATATTGTGTATTGACTTGAGGTATAATCGCTTGTTTGCCCTGTGCCACGAATACAAGTGTTGCCTGTGATGGTGTTATTGCTAGATGA